CCTAATCGTTGCGTTTCAGCAAGTACATGACCTGCTATAAGTGATTTTCCAGAAGCTTCAAGTCCATTTAATTCTGTTATACGACCCACAGGAATTCCCCCATGAGGACGATTGGATATTGCTAAATCTAATATTGAACTACGAGTCGAAATCCATTCCTTTACATCAGTCGGAGTTTCTTCTCCTCCTATGAAATAGGCTACTTGACCATCAGTCTTAAACTTTTTATTTAATGTTTCAGCAAGAGATATTGCTAAATCATTTTTTATTTCTTTTTTAGCCATGTATATTCTCCTAATTAAAAAGAAAAGTCGGGAAATAATTCCCGACTAATCAACTTATTTTGCATCCTTTTCAAAAATATTCGCAAAGGTAGCTTTCATTTCATCAAGATTGACATTATCAGCTTTTTTAGCTGACGGGTCATCTTTACCTTTATCGCCAGTAGGTTCAAAAGATGGAGCGACAGGTGGAGCGGTAGGAGTTTCAGAAGTTTTAGGAGTTCCCGCAGTTTCCGTTTGTGTTTCAGGAGTTTCCGATTGAGTTTCACCAGCAGGTTCTTCAACTTCTTCAGGATGTAAATATTTTTGAAGAGCTTCAGCTAATTCTTCATAGCTTTTTTCTTCATACAATTCATTAATGTCAGGTTGTTCTTCAACAATCTTTGTTAAAATTGCACGTTCAGTCGTAACAGGAGACGAATTCATTTTGATTCGCATTTTAGGAGTGTTAAATTGTTTCCCTTCTTCCTTAACAGTATAAACAACAATGTCGCGTCCTGAAGCTGGGTCAGTAATATCACCACAATCAGGGTCAGCAATGTTAGAAAGCAATTCTTCGTAAATTGTCTTTCCAAATCCCCAAAATTTTACGCCTTCATGTTCTTGACCACGAACAATAATAGGTGCAAAAGTTCTTAATTTAGGTTCGAGTTGTTTACCTTGAATCCAACTTTCTTTGTCGCCAGCATTTTTCAATTCTTGGGCGACTTCCATAATAGGATCTTGTTTCCCAAATGAAACAGGTGAAAGATAAGTTTTACCATTAAAATTATAGTGAAAATATAATTCAATAAAAGGATTATCAGGTTGAAATTTGTAAGGAACGATTCGAATAGTTTGTTCCTTGTCGGTAGGTTTCCAAGTTAAATTAGAATTTTTCTTGGATTTCGTAAGTTTAGCAAGACGCTCTCTAACAGCGTCCAAATTAATGGCTGTTCCCATAAGTGTTCTCCTCATGTTTAGGTTTTAAGTTTAATGATTTAACGTTTAATCTCAACGTAACCATTGTGTTTTAATGTTTAATGTTTTAATGTTTAATAGTTTATACTTGTATATTAATATAAAGTTCCATAAAAAATTGACTTTTTTCAATTTATTTGTTAAATTAAATGTCCTCTATTTTATATATTTTTGTTTTAATCTTTTTTAATCCGTCGTCGTCAGTTACTAATAATGTGTTTCTATATTTTTCCCAGTCGACTTCATAACTGGCATCCATTTTCCCATCATTGAAAAGGCTCACGACTTCATTAAGAGCATTTATAGTATAGAGTGTATTCGTATGTTTTTTACGATGAATGGAAATTGTATTCCTCATCGTTTCTCCAGCAACTTTTTCGCTATCAATGTTATATGTTAATATCAATTCTCTACTATTATTCAAATTTTCTAATATGAACAATTTACCAAATGAAATTTCATATATGTTTTTTATTTCTTCAATTGTTTCTTCTAAATTATTTTTCCGTGTAAATGTGCACAGTAACTGAGTTCCCTTCATTAATCGTCTCCTTTATTTCATCTATTATATAATACTACTTACATCAATAATAGTATTTGTATTTACACTAATATCAATATCTAAATACTTTATTATTTCATTAAATCCTTCTTTTAAATATTTTTTAATCTTAATGATCAATTTTTTAATCTTTTTTATAATATTCTTAATAAAATCCGTAAATTTTCCTTCAACAATTAATTTATCAGAATTTTCGATTCCTTCATTCAAATCTTTAGTGATTAATGAAACAACAGACCAAAAATTATATTCTCCAGTTTTTATTTTCTCACCACCAATACTTTTTTTAACTGATACGCTTTTAAATCGAACAGAGGGTTTCATTTTCCCAGCAATTTTCCCAGCAATAGCATCATTAATATCAGAATATTTATATGTTTTACCATCACCAGATATTGCCAATAACTTAGTAGCAAAACCGACAGACGATTTTCCAAATTTATGTTTTCCACTCATTGCTTCTTTTACAAATACTGTCCCGAAATTAGAATTTGAAGAAAATAATGTTTGCATATTAGATAACATTATTTTATGAGATTCATTTGCTTTTTTAAGTAATTCAACTTCACTTTTTTGTTTAATATCTTTTATTTTAGAAGAATCACTTTGTAAGGCATCTTTTACAGTACCCATAACTCTATGTCCACTTTCAACAAAATTATTCAATTCATTTACTATATTATTAACTATATCATTTTGAATATTAGGTATATCTCCCACCGAAGTCATAAAAGTTGCAAGTGATTCAGCTTTTCCACCAGACATAAGTTGAGATTTACCCCATTTAAGAGAAATATTATTTTTTCCTAAAATTATGTCAGTTTTTGGAGTTCTATCATTTGCTCCATATTGTTTCCATTCAGCAGTAGTATCAACCGTACCAGAACCTAAATGTTTAGATTTACCAGTGATACCTATATTTTTTAATTTAGAAACTATATTAACAGCAATTTCATCAAGCTCTTTATCTGATTCATATACTGTACCATCCCAGCGAGATATAATAGCATTTTCCAATTGAGTTCCTCGAGTTATAGCTTCATTTAAATTATTGTATTCATTTTCTTTAACAAGCAATCCATCTGTTTGTTCACAATAAATTTCACCTGTCATAAAACATTTGAATTTATTTTCTGTTAATACATCTTCCAATGAAATTGTATCTCCTGTTTCAATGATAGCCATTTTTTCTTTATCAAATTGATATGTTTCTATTGCCGCTGTCGTCTGTCCATCATCTTCTAATTCCTCTTCCTCTTCTTCGCTATCCTGTGTAGGTAAAATATTTTGCATTTGAGAGGGATCATAATATGTCGAATGACCACTTCCTGTCATATGAGTCTTTCCACGATTATATATAGCCGTTCCTGTTATTGATCTCATTGAATCCACTTCTTGTAAAATCTGCTTTTCATATACTAAATTCTGAATAATTAATCCTATAGCATCAGTTGGTATATCATGCTCCACTAAAACATCTTTCAAAATCATTCTATGTTCAAAATTATTAATATCAGGTTTTCCATCAGAAACTTTATATGACCAATCAGTTATAATGTCATCTATAAGTTGTGTTTTATCATACATCTATTATCTCCATAAATTATCCTTTTATATAAATATCATTTCATATTTTTATTTAATGTTTCTGTAACATTAAGCATATCTTGATAATTTTTACCGAAATATACTTTTGTAGGAAAAATATCTAATATCTGTTTAATTCCAATAATACATTCTTGTCCATCATCCGATGAATAATCAAACAAAAAACTGTCATATGTGTATAAAATCAATTTGGTTTTAAAATTTTGAAGATATTTTTGTAGTCTGTCAATAAAAACCATATTCGTTTCCGTTTCCATCAATTGTATAAAATAATTCAGAACTTTCGTTGGATTTGGATTTTCGATATGTTCTAATCTAATTTTTCTACCTGTTAATGGAGATTCATAAAATTTGTCTTTTCGCATTTTATTCCACATCATATATGTAAATTTCTGAACTTCATCAAAATAAGGAATTGAATTTTTAATGTGAGTGGGAATTCCACCATACAAATATTTGAAATTTAGTTTTTTCGCTTCTTCATATTCGTCTGAAGTAAGTGTTTTTTTACCAAAATAATACTGACCTAAATATGTGTGAATATCATCTATTTCAAATTTGAAATCCATTAATTTTGCTATAAGACTTAAATGAAATGAACTGAAATCAAATAATATAAAATTATCATATCTGGGAATGAATGCTCTACGTACTCCATCCTTCTTTTCTATAGCAGCAAAATTAATGTTGCCATATCTATTAGATGGTCTGCCAGTAGCAGTAAAGAAGTTATATTCAGAATAAATGTAATTGTCAGGAGAAATGTGAGGAGAAATACTATCACCGTAATGAGATTTAAATTTAATAGGATCAATCAGAATACCAGTACGCTCTAACTGGCTAATTGTGTACAGGGTCGACCGATAGTAGAGTAACGCTTCCGGAGAATTAAAGTTCCCTAAAATATAAGATATTTTTTCAGCATTAATTTGATGCAATTCTATATGCTTTGCAGCAGGAATTATATTGTTCACATCAGGTGCCGAACTATACTTTCTTTGATACAGAAGATGTATCGGTGTGTCCAGAATCCACTCTGGTGTGTTATTTTTTGATAGGTAGTAAAACATATTAATATCAATTATAGACATATTATCGAGAATACTAAGTAACCGTTTTTGGTCAATAGTCCAAATTTCGCTAGGTTTTAGCTCTTGAAGCCGTTCAATTGGAATGTGAAATAAATCAGGATGCGATATACCAATCACAAAATCAGTATAATCATCAAGATTTCTGATGAATAATAATGAAGGTTTATTTCTAACATAATGAATTTTATGATTTACAAATGTAGGCAAAATAACTATATTTTTATTTGCTACAGAAGAGATAAGCTGGTTATAGTCGTCTAAACTATCTATATATTTCATTTAATAACCTTTAAGTAAATTAAAACCTTTATGATTCTTTCCAGAACTGTAATCTATTACTTACTCTTTTACTAATGCCGGGTAAAATAAGTTCCTTTGTTTCCAATGTTTTTGTGTTTCCCATTATCACATCATTTCGTTTGCCAATAAGTTTCCACCTTAATGAAACACTGGCAAAAAATGAATATCCAGTTATAATATTATCCGATGAAAATTTTTTATATTCTGATTCATCAACCTCAAGTATTGTACTATGTTTATTCGTTTTTAGTTTCATAAAATATCGAATAATATATCCGCGATGATAATCTTCTACTGTTGGGTGAGGGAAATAACCAGTTGGATATTTTTTGATAAATTTTCCTGTACCTTGTGGAGCTACTTTTTTATATTCATCTATTATGTTCATGTTATCACTTCGCCTTCTTCTTTTCTATCACTTGGATTGTAATATACTACACTCTTTGTATCAGTTCTCATATATCTAAAAAAACTTCTAAATGTCGTCGTCCAATCATCAGCCGACACATCATGACTCACTTCAACAATCTGAAATATTCCAGAATCTTTATATAATTTAGGAACATTATCTAAAGTAAAACAATTTCCAGGTAATACTCCACTCACTCCATCAATCGTTACAGATATTTCAAGAGGATATATTGGATTGTGTCGAACTCTATTTTCTATTACTTTTCCATTCTTTCCCGCTTCCAAATTCCTATTAAGATATTCAATAAGTAAACCTTTCCCTTTTTTATCTAATATAATGATATTTGCAGGCCAGCCCGATTTACTATTTTTAGGCGCTCTACCATTTGCCAATGCTTCTCGTAATTCCAAAAAGCTAACAGAGAAATTTTCTCGCTTTTCCTTCTCTTCATTCTCTTTTTCAGCTCGTTTTTTCAAATCATCTTCTGATGGAGGTGGAGATGGAGGTGGGCAAAGTTCTCGTAAAATCCTATCTTCATGACCTCCAAACATAGGTTTGACACCAGCATCATTATCATCATTTACAACTATACCAGGACAATTTGTATTTGATTTATTTCTACCTACAAAATATTTCAATGCTAATTGATCTGTAAGTTTAGAAGTGAACGACACAGTTGATAATATACTTTCTCCACTATAACCACCAAATGAAAGTATTCTATCAGCAGATGAAGATTTTGCATTAAATGCTTTATCAACATTAACTATATCATCTTCAGAAATAAAATTCAAATCAATAACTTGTAATATACTTTCTTTAATTGGATTTGGTTGAATCTTAAAATTCCATATGTCACCACAAGCATTACTTATTCCTCTTAAGATTCAGCATTCAAAAATGTATATTTAACAAATTCAGAATTAAAATATAAATTTGTCAAGTTTCCCGATTTTGTAGAAGTATTATTTTTGTCAAATCTAAGTGCTCCAGGTGATGCTCCATGAACAACTAATCCAATGTCAGCATCTGTAGAAAATAAAAATTTGTCATTTGATACTTCAACATGAGTACTATCTATTTGAAATGCTGTTCCTTTACCAGCTTCTCCATTAAATTCCCAAGCAGCATGTGCATTAACTATTTGTTGTTCAATGAATCTCCACGAAACAAATACAACGTCAGATGCTAACCAATCAAATCCTCCTATATTTTTAGCTGCATTAAATACATCTTTTGAACTTCTCCATGTGCCTATACCATTTGGTTTAGGTAAATCTAAAAGATCGCCTTCACTAAATTTATCTTCTATAAATCCTTTAATTGTTTGAGACCGCACAATTTTTTGTCCTTCTTTCGTCGAAGCACTTGGTTGAACTTTATCTTTATTTAAGTCAAGAGAAAGTAACGTCTGACCCATAGATGTTAATTCCGTTGTACATGTCCAGCTACCATCTTCGTTTTGATTAAATGTAAAATTGGTAATTAAACCAATATAAGCATCTTGGTTTCCTTTTGAATTTATAATAATATCATCATATATTTTACCAGCATCTAAATAATAATCTTTCAATTTAGTCACATCATTTACTGGTGTAGTAACAGGACGTTTGCCTGTTTGACCCCAACCCCATTCTAACCAAAC